GAGCCGCATACATAAACTCCATGAAAATATCGCGTTGCTGGCGCACACGATCAGCGAACCGCACCCATGTTTCAGGCTTGTGCAGTCCCTTTGTTTCTTCCTCTGCAAGCAATTGCCCGACAGATGTGGCAACCGGATACTTACCCTTACGACACACGTAAGCGCGGATATTTCCGCCATAGCGGTCGCGCCGCTGCACATCAAACACGTCAAGACCGTATTGATCGAACAGCAACACCAGAGACTTAAGGCTGTAGGTGCGGATATGCTCGTGATATATCGTGTCGAACTGGTTTTTTTCCAGCACATCCAGCAGGTAATGGCTTTCGGTAATGAATATGCCGTCGTCAGCCATCAGATTGCATATACCGCGCATCACGGTCCCGAGTCCAGCCATGTGTGCGAATACGTTAGTCATTGTGATGAATTTTGCCGGGCCGTGCGTTTGCCGGATGTTCGATCCTAATGCTTCATCGAAGAACATCTTGGCAACTGGAATACACGCCTCTTTACGAGCAATTTCAGCAATATCAGTCGGCTCAACGCCAAATACGGAACAAAGATTACGCCTGAACCCTGTCAGCAGCGTGCCATCATTGCACCCGATATCGACAGCAAGGCCAACACCGAAGCGTTTAACAACGTCGTCTGCAAAAGCCTGTTGATACTCGCGCAGCGGCCACGATATACCTGCACGATACGGGTATGTCGGCGGGTATACCAGTTCGCCCGGAAGAACATAATCAAGTTGTGCCAGCCCTGAGTCAGGGCAGTGCATAAGGCGCAGCGGATAAGTGTTCTCCGGCTGATTAATACCGTCAGCGCCGACAATTGCATCGCAAGGCGGCTGATGACCAAGGTCGATAACAAGATTAAGATTTGTACTGCCAGTGATCTGGCAGCGATCGAGATGCCCGGTTTTTACGTCGTGATCTGTCAAAGTCTTGCCGCCGCGTCCGCCATCCATGCTTTACGACCTCCTTTGTAGTGAAGAATTGAGGCGTGACTGATATCCTCATCCCTATATTCTGGAGTGAAGTTATACCGCTTGCCTGGGAATACCTTGAATCTATAATTTTTGCTTTTCTCAACCATCTCACACAATATGCGTTGCTCACCCTCCCACTCTTGAAGAGTGGCTGGCGCATTTTTCAGGTAGCCAAGCGCCTCTTTCCAAAAGTCAGTAGATCGCGAGAATACAACGCCGTTGTTGTATGGCATAACCTTGGCATACGGCGTGTTCTCCATGTAAGTTCCAATCCTGTCTGTAACGCCGATATTGAAGGCGTCATCGAACGCTTCACGCACGTCTGAGGCAAACATTACATCGCAGTCTGTCAGCAACCAGTCGCCATCACATTCGCAGTGCAGCGACATGCGTCTGACGCCCATAGGCATGTCGCCAGCAAGCCGCCTTGTGATTGAACCAGTAATAGCCGAGCAGTTGCCATCGGTTAAATGATATACATCAACGTCAGGCATCATCTTTTTAGCGGATTCAATAAGTATCGCCGCATACGGAAAATAGTCCTCAGAGGTGCAAAAAAACCCGATCTTCATTCACTCGCTGCCATCAGTATGAGCAACATCAAATCTTCCTCCTGCGTGCGATACAGCTTCTTCATCAGGTAGCCGATCTCGAAATCAATTTCCGGCATGGTCATCTGTGCGACCGGCTTCTCGGAAATTACGACGATATCAAGCGGCGATTCACGTGGAACGTCAACGACTGGCGGCTTTGCCTTTCCAAATGGCCTGTCAACAAGTCCTGTCGGCTTAAATATATTGCGGCGCGCCCCTTCACCTTGGTCAATGCCGCCTGTTCCTGACGTATTTACTGAAGGCGCGGCCTCTCCGGTATTGAATATCGCGTTATTGAATATAGCGCTGTTGAAAATGCCAGCCATTACGATTTCGCCTCAAGCGCCGCGATGCGCTCTTTCAACTGTTCTATCTCTGATGGTTCCGCTGCGGCGTCGGGCGTCTTGCAGTGGTCAGGCAGTTCATCGATAACTTGATAGGCGATGATGACCGCGCCCGATTCGATATGTATGACGCCATCCACCTTGCGCGCCTCATCCAGTGTTTTGCAGATAATCATGTGCCGTCCGCCAAAAGAAGTACTGAATATCCGGTTAGCGTCATGGTGTCCGTGCCAGTTGCTTTCTGCATCGTAATAACCAGATCCTGCGCTGCCGTGGTGTCAACGGCGCCGGCTGTTGGCGCAGCCGCACCGCCCTCCGCCGTTCCCGTCCCCCTTGTACCGACAAACCATGCAACCTGTACTGCCGCATCGTTGACATTTCCGATAACAACGTCCATTTGAGTGCAAACGGAACTGGTGACTGTTTGCGTAAAAAGAATGGTGCCAGCAATCCCGCCCAATCTGATTCGTAGCGTCTTTACGTTTGCGTTATTGGTAAACGTCCCGCGCAATCTAATGTGAATCTGCCCGTTCGCGCCCATCGCGTTAGCCGGAACGGTGATCGTTGCCAGTGTGTTTTCATTAGTATCGGCGGCCCCAGACACGGCAACCGCTGACTTGCCGAGAATGTAGGCGACAGCGAGATTAGCCGCAGCCGCCCGTGCCGCAGACGCGCCTGTGCCGCCGTCGGCCACCGCCAAATCGGTAATGCCGGTAATAGAGCCACCCGTAATTGCCACAGCGCCCGGATTGATGACCATGCCGCCCGCCCACCGGTCGGATGGTGTCGGGCCCATGTCGGTAAACACGGCCATACTGCCAGCCGGTAACGCCATCGGCGTATTGGCGGCAAGCGCATTGATCTGCTGGCCGGAGCGCGGGTAAATGTTGCAGGATGCCGCGCCCAAGTTGATGACGTAGCACGGCTCGCACCCGCCTAACGCCTGCGGCATTTTGACGCTGTCGGCAGCCGTAGCGCAGGTCGTAATGACGTTGGTGCCATAGCCCAACTGGACGGCACTGCCCTGTCCGCCGCCAGCGAATGCGGTGATGCTGTTGTAGATCGGGAACAGGAGCGGGAGATTCGACATCAGTTCCCACTGCCCGGCTGCGCTGTCGCGAAACTCAATGCGCTGAATCGGAAATATCGCGTAACCGTTATCAACGCTGAAATTGTCGATCTGCCCGCCAGACTCTGGGAAGATGACGATATACCACGTCGAGTTTGATGCGCAGATAACCGACTTGCCGCTACCGGTGGCGGTCGGCAGTTTGACCGAATACCCCTCTGCCGCGGTGTCACTCAGTATGTTGATACCGAAGGCGAGTTGCGTTGCTGCGCCCTGCGTTCCGGCTGAATTGGCGGCTATCGTGCCGACGGTCTCAACGTGGTCATCGTTCCACTCGGCCTTGTTGACCTCTTTCCCGGCCTCGTCAGCGAATGTTGCTACGGTGCTGTGTTTCATTGCAGGGTCGCCGGTTGCTGAATCGAAGTTGAGATATCAGCGCCGACAATCCGGCCATCGGATGTTTTTTGCACGCCGCCGATGGATACCTTTTTCGGTGCCAACTGGTTTTTCAATATCAACTCGCTGACAGACAGCGATTGCTGCTGAATCTGCGTCTGCGCTTCGGTTGCTGCCGTCTGACGTTGCAAAGCCTCCATGATACCGTTGAACATTTCGCCCAACTGCCCGAGCGCCTGAACGACCTGCGGCACACCAGCGGCCTCGGCTTGCACATCAATATCGCCCTGAGCCTTTTGTCGCTCAAAGGCCATTTTTTTGCTTTCGGTATCCTGTTGCATGGTCATTTTGCGCTGCTCGATCTCGTATTCAGCGTTCGCCACGTCGCGCTTGAGTTGAATTTCCTTGTTGTTTCTTTCTTCCTGCAATTGCAATTCACGCGCCTGCACGCGCTCTTGCAAATCGAGTTCAGCCATTTTCTCTTTTTCGCGTGACTGAGTTTTGATTACCGTATCCTGCGCCCCTGCCTTCAACTGCTGATTTTCCTCAGCCAGCTTCTGCATCTGCTCCTGCTGCTGTTCAAGCTGCTTTTGCATTTGCGGTGGCACTTGCGGCTGCTCCTTCATCATTTTGATGATCTTGTCCTTGTGGATCAGCGGACTTGCCTCAATCACCGCAATCGGCGGCATCGGAAAGCCGGACTTGACCATCTCGCCCAGCACCTGAAAGTCCTCGATCTGGCTGGTAATAACGTCTGGAACATCTGTCAGGATCAGGTCTACATCCAGTTCGGCAATCTGGTTTTTGGTACTGACGACTTCCTGCATTAACGGGTCTTGTGCAATCTGCTGCTGCATGGCCTGTAATTGCTCTGGCGGCACGCCTGCCTTTTGCGCCTCTTCCAGCATCATCTGGCCCTTTGTGACCGGCGCATTCAGGCCCACCCAACGCAGGTTATTTTCGTCGTCAGTAACCCGTATCCAACGTTCTGCCTTCCAGTATTTGCGTATGCAGTTCCACACCTTGCGATAAACGCGGTAATCCATGTCTTTTAACACAGCCAGCATGGGGCCAATCTCGGTCTGCCCGGCCTGCTCTCGGCGTTGCAGGGCAATGCCTGACTGCACGGTTTTGTCCTTGCCCTGTGTGGCGGCATTCGCGCCCACCGAGTCAATCTCCATCTTGGCCTCGGTCAGCAAATTGAACTGCGCCGCAGCCATATCGCCGGTCGGCAGCACGCCAAAGTCCTTGCCAAACTCTCCGAACGCAACCTCGAGGTGACCATCCGGTTTCGCCAGTTCCTGCCGCGCCTTGTTGGTGTCGGCAACGGCTCCAGCCGTGCCGAAGGTCTGTCGCACGCTCAACAGGTGCAGCGCCTTGCTGCGCCGCTTGTTGATTTCGTCCTGCACGTCCAGCAACTGCTTTGTTGCGCCATAACGCCCGCCGTCGCGGTCCACGAACAGCGAACCGAACTCATATGGCCACTCTGTTTCGCCTTCCTCGTTCACATACGGCGAAACCATCGGTTCCTTACAGAAGCCGCCACCAGTAAAGCAGGCATACCAGACTTCGCCATCCTGCTTGTAATACAACTCTACGATCTTGCAGCGACGGCGCGTGTTATCCATCCAGCGCGGTTTGTCATCGAATGTTGCTGAGTCAGACTGCATGGATTCCAGAATATTCTTTGCCTCTGGATACATCGCGGCGGCCTCATCAAAATCCATCCAAACAACCTGCCCCAAGTATCGGCATGTGCGAGGATCAAAAGATTTTGTGCGGGAATGCGGGTCATAAATAATGCGATCCCACATAATATGATTGATTGTGATACGTACACCGTCAGCCTCGCGCTTTGACGGCTCGACAATGACTTCGCAGCCGCCAGTGCCCTCGATAATCATGTTTTCCCACGCCGCAGCGCGGATTTTGCCGTAGCTATTGTCCTGCAAAACGAAGCGTTCGGCCTCGGTGCAGGATTCCGCCGCTTCCTGATGCTTTTGCGTGCGCGGAAACGCCTTGCAGGTCGTCTTGTTGGCCTGCTCGATGCCCATCAGGGCATCCATTTTCGGTTTGACGCGATTGATGACGACCGGAGCCTGTTTGCGCTTGTTCTGCGCCTTAATTTCCTCTGCCGTCAGTTGATTGCTGTCGTAATAATCCCGGCCTTTCTCGGAAAGCGCACGCGAATCGCTGGTTGCGTCCTCGGCCTCGCGCACCCACGTCGTCAGTGTGCTGTGGCGGTCGTCTGTAACAGCTTCTTTTTTGGGTTTTTTAGCCATTATGCCGCCTTTAGTTGTCGTTCAACGTACCACTGTCGTAAAGCCTGCTTGCAGGTGTCTACTTTTCTTTCTCTATCTGGTTCCAGAGGCATAGCCATATGTATGGCGTGCCTAACAATATTTTTGCCATTCCCCCACTGCGCGCCGACACCAAAACTGCCGCCCCAATCAAATTTCTCAACAGACCATCGCGGTTCTGGTGCCGAAATTGAAACGCCAATATCAGGAATAATAGAAACACCAATGGCGGCAGAAACAAGCTTAAGAAATGATCTGCGACTAAGGCCTAAACGGTTTTCCACGATTCTTCCTCGGTCTCGGCAAAGTTGTAATCCCTGACTTTGCGCTCTTTTTTGGGCTTACCAGCAGACGTCCACGCCCGCGACATGCAAAAATACCTAACGTCGTCGTAGCAATTATGGACGATAGCACCGCCCGCCAAAGCAAAGCGATTCAAAATTGGCACATGGATGCAGAAAACAGGTTGTTTTTCAGCCTTTTCGACGCGCACGCAATGCTGCGGCCTTGCAATTAGGATGGCAATACTTAGAGCGATGCGCGATAACTTCACTCGCCAAAAAACCCTTGCCACACTGTTCGCAATTCTTAAGAGTTTTCTTTGCATAGGCGGCAGCAACATATTTTTGTGCGTGCTGCCGATGCCATTCCCTTCCTTCATCGCTTCCGTGCCATTTTGCGGCCCCGGCTCGCATTGATTTAATCCAATTGCTTTTGTCTCCGATTTTTCCATGATACGAAAGGTGTTTAGAGAGTTCGACCAAATCCAGGTTGGATGGCTGGTTGTTCTCTCTGTCCCCGTTGACGTGGTGAACATGGAACCCTGCTGGTATTGCGCCGTGCAGATGCTCCCATACCTTCCGATGCAATCGGACGCCATGACGTTGAAAATATTTCCCACACTTCCAGTAGCGTAATCCCAAAAATTCCTGACACGTTTCGCTAATGACTGTAACCATAATTTCCTCCGTTCAAAGAGAATATTATAGCTAACCTCATCAAGTAGGTCTATAGCAGGAATCCAGCCATTTTCCGTCAAAAACTTATGGTCTGGCGTGCAGGTAATTTGCATTCCGTCATCGAAGGTCAACTTGATACATGATGCGATACGCGATGGAATATTTGCCACTTTTTCTATAGCAATCGTCCCATTCTCTCCCAAAACCATTGTTCCAGAAGCAAAGCAGTGGTCCTCCTGGTCGGTATCCACGTCCTCGGTATGCGCCTCATCCATCACAATATCCGGCATCGTCCGCCAGAACCCGGCATGACAGTTAGATGTTGCATACAACATCGGCCCGAACTCATCGCCAGCAACACGGTTGCGAGTCTCAAGATACCCGGCGATACGTGAATTGTCTGCACGGCGCAAAATCAGGCCATGTCGCCCCATGACCTCGGCATGACTCGGCCCGCCGTCCACCTTCCACATACTCGGGTCAGCAACGCAATAAGCCATCTTGCGCCCCCGACATTTCTTGACGATCCCGGCGGCAACCTCGGCTACCTCCATCCTCAGTCCTTCGTTGGCCTTACCGTTCCACCCGTACCACTCATCAAAGCGGATGATAGCCCCCCTTGGGTAAGATCGTCCATCCGCGATAGGATTTCCGTTTGAGACAGTCCAGAGTCCGAACGAAAAAGGGCGGGACGAACCCCAGTCCAAAGACCCGGCGACAAGCCAATCATCGGGCGGCGTAAACGGCTCAATTTTGTGCGTTTCATGTCTCAACTTCTCAAAAGCCTGTCCCGCAATGATATCCCAATCGCCATCGAGCATGGCCCTGACAAGATCAACCGCACCCAACCCCTTCAACCGGTTCTCATACTGCGGGTCATCCGCCATCAGGTGCGGGTTATCCGTCAATCGCGCAGGTATAAACTGCCTGACCATCCCCCCCTCATCATCCGGTGTCCGCCACGCCTCCATCGGTGGCTTTGGCGAAATAAATGAGCGCTTCACCCATGCATGTCCAATGCTGCCAGGGTTACTCGCGGCCTCTATTCTCGGCAATCGCGCCTTATAAGCCTCCGGCACCTTCAGCCCAGCTATCCGCACACGAGATCGCAAAAACCGGTACTGATACTCGCTGAAATGCGTCAACTCGTCCGGCAGCAAAACATGTATCTCAGCCCCACGATACTTCTCTACGTCGTTCTCACTGTCGCAGTAGCACAGGTGCAACACAGACCCATTCCAGAACTCAAATTCGTTCTCAACCCCCCTATACCGAACCTTTCCGCTCTCAATGTGTTCTGCCAGCAACACATGAAACGACGACGGCCCCCGTAAATGATTGTCCCTCAAATCCGTCAACGTGCGCCGAAACAAGTAAACCTGTATGCCGGCAAC